CCACCGTAAATATGTTCCATCAGCAATAAGACTAAGTTTGTTGTCAGTCTCAGCCAATAAAGAAAAAGAGTTTGTAATTTTTTTTGTCATTGTCTGCCATTTCTTATTTTCATTTTGCAAATCACAATTTTTATTATACATATCGTTTTGCAGTTTGTCAATAGGCTTATATAAAGTTGTATTGAATTGCTATAATGGGAAAATGAAAATGAAAGAATTTGATCCAAATACTTTCACTAAATGGATAAACGAAAAATTTGAACAGGAAAGACAAGGCAACATCCGTTATAAGGTTGTTGACTTTGCCAAAATGCTCGAAAATCGTTCTCAGACTGTCAGCTATTGGCTACTTGGCAATTTATCAAGTAGACCATCAGATGAGCAATGCAATAAATTAATTTCGATTTATGGCTTTGAATCTTATGAGCCTTTGGGTCTTGAACCACCCCTCGAAGAGTCAATATCTTCCGTTTTACCTTCAGAAGAAGCCACAGCGCTGATTGCTGCACTTTCTGAAATTCGATCATCAGGTATAAACAAAGGTAAAGAAACTGCTTCTCCAGAAGACATTGTAAAAATCAATGCCATTTTAGAAAAACATTTAGGCAAATATTTGGTGCACGGAACCGAGCAATAACTTTGTGGCATAAGAGTACCCCTTTTCGTAATCGGCAGTGTTATTATAGATTTTTTGTTCTATAATTGCAATAGAAAAAAGGAGGATTTATCGAGAAAACATCTTAAATTATTCTGACTCTATTCCAACCCATTACCTGTAAACTTTATAAAAATATTATGAAAACATCACGTCTATTTTATCATTTCATTGCACCCTTTTGTCATTTATTGCTGACAGATTATCGTCCACAGTGCATGACAATCATGACAAAATCAAAACTATGTTTACAGAGGGATTCGTCGAATGGCTTCAGAACGAAATATCAACCAGGCGTTGGAGCCAGGCTGACCTTGCACGTGAAGCTAAAATCTCAAGAGAGGCTGTCAGCGGCATCCTTAATTCAAGAAGATCACCAGGTCCAAAAGTATGCCGAAATATTGCCGGCGCTCTGAAAATATCACCGGTGACCGTTTTTATTAAAGCCGGCTTACTGCCTGCAGAAAAGACCAGGTCAACCATTCTTGATGAGATTAACCACAAATCTGGTCTGCTGCCTGTCACCAAACAAAAGATCGTTCTTGACCTGATCAACGGCCTGCTAACCAGAGAAGAAACCGAATCCCGCCTTTCTGACCAGGGAGGCGAAACCCAATAATCTAAATGTTCAACGGGAGGATAAAATGAATAGAATAATTTTGACCATCATTGTTATTTCATTGTTGCTATCAGCATGCGCACCAAAAATAATCACGGAAGAGGAAAAATCAACAATTCAATTAGAAATTATTGAATTAAAAAACCAAGTTTCAACTCTATCAGTGGTTAATCAAAATATCGTTATCGCTCTTTCTGTTACACCAAAATCTACCTCCACACCAATAATTCCTCCGACTGCCACAAAAACACCTACGCCAGCATTTACCCCAACAATTACAACAACTCCAACCATTACACCAACAATGACTGCAACTCTTGATCCTCTCAAAAAAGCCAAAGGAAGTGGAATGTATCTAGTAAATGTTGATATTGCACCAGGTGTGTGGCGTTCAGATGGAAAAAACGACAATTGTTATTGGAAAGTCTCGTCGGCAACAGGTGGAATTATAAGAAACTTTTTTGGAATGGCTGGTGGAACCATTTATATTCCAGAATCTGGCTTTCAGGTTGAATTAGACGGTTGTGGTACTTGGACATTCTTGCAAAATCCTTAGTCTAGCTATTTCCTTGGAGGGAAAATGAAAAAGTGCCCATATTGTGCTGAAGAAATTCAAGATGAAGCTGTTGTCTGTAGATACTGTGGTCGCGATCTTGTGCTGCCGCCTGTGCAAGTTATGACTCAACCACATCAAACCCAACCTCAAAGAATTGCACCCAAGCCGCTTTCTACAGGTATGAAGGTTCTCATATCTATTATCGTATTTGTAGTAGTAATTCTCTGGGCGGTCGGAACACAAAAAAGTGGAATATCAAACGGAGTTAGGTCAGATTACACTTATGAAAAATGTGTGGATATTATTGACTCATCTGGCGATCACAGTTACGACTACCTCACCATTGAAGGAACTATAAAGAATATATGCGACCACTCAATTTCGTATATTGAGCTTACTGGATATGCATATAATCAAAATGAGGTTCAAGTAGGTAGTGATTGGACTTACGCAGATTCAAATGAATTGCCGCCAGGTGCACAATCACAATTTACCATAATGATGAAAGTGCCTGATGGGCAATTAAAATATAAAGTTATTGTTACAGATTGGGATAATTAAAAGGGAGAGGGAAAATGTCAGATCAACAAGTAGTAGAGAAACCCAAAAAAACAAATGTTTGGCCGATCATAATTATTGTAGCTATAGTCCTTGTATTTGTTTTGCTGTTTGGATTTATTACAATCCAACCGATCGGTGCCATACCAGATGGTGTAACTCTTTTGGTGTTTAGAGCTGGAACCCAAATGAAGTTTTTTGATTCTCCTGATGCAATGTGCTTGCGAATGATGGACGGTGTTTCATTGTTGTGTCGAATGTCTGCAATGGCAGCCGTCGCTGAGAATTCAAATATTATTTTACGATTGCCTTACATTGAAGCCTTTTACCTGGCATCAACAAATGGATCAACTTTTGATAGGTAATTAGTACGGTTTATAAAACATCATCACTGAAAGTTAAATATGTCTAGAATGAAAAAACCTCGAGTACCAAATCAGTTTGATCTTATATGGATGACATTTGGTCCAGTGATTATTCTCTTTGGCTTTGTGGCATTTCTGATTATTTATACTTTTTTGCTAAACTAAAATGACAAGCCATACCTTACCAAGTCAATTTGAACCACCGATGACCAACCACGAATACTTCTGGCACGAGATCATCGAAGTGACTTATAAAGATGATCCGTGCCGGCTTGATTCTGCGGTTGTCACCACCCACAATAACGATAACGGCCTCACCAGAGACTGGCTATATGCTCGCAAAATGCTGATCGACCGCATCAAATCCGGTGACCGCTTCATGATGGGTGATCAAAAGCTAACCCTGGTCACCGTTGCCGACCAGCCCTACATCCGCACTGATAACGAACAAATTGCATCCGATCATGTCAGATAAATCACCATTCCCGCCAGGTGCTTCAATCGTCGCCTACCTTCGAGATTCGGGGGGCGACGATCAAGACCTGTCAACAGCCCAGCAGCAAGAGAAGATTGAAGCCTGGTGCGCTGAAAACAACGTCATTCTTACACAGATCTACACCGATGCCGCACGCCCCGGCTCCTCAGTTGATGCCCGCGACTCCTTTTTGGATATGATCGACCATTTCAGAGATCCAAACTGCAGAGACAAGGGCATGATACTCTGGACCCTCTCCCGCTTTGCCAGAAATCAAGACGATGCCCAATTCTACAAAGCTGATCTCCGCCGGCGTGGCTACATCATCCACTCCATGAATGACAACATCCCCAACACCACAGATGGCAAGGTGTTTGAGGCCATGATCGACTGGATGAACGCCAAATACCTTGAGGACCTGTCAAGAGACATCAAGCGCGGCCTGCAGCACAACCTCAAAGAGTTCGGTGCCATCTCTGGCCGTCCGCCGGTCGGGTTCATGCTCAAAGAGAAGGTTATCGGCATCCGGCGTGATGGATCTCCGCATAAAGTATCCTGCTGGGTTCCAAATCCTGATCTTGTGCCCTTAGTGATCAGTGCATTCAAAATGCGGTCTGACGGCTATGGCATTCAGCAGATCCACGACAAGCTGAACTTATATAAAAGTAGAAGCTGCTATTCGACCTTTTTCAGAAACAGGCTGTATATTGGTGAGCTCATCTTTGGCAGCACAGTGGTCAAAGACTACTGCGAACCCATCATTCCGATCAACATCTGGAACAAAGTCCAGGAACTCAACTACCAAAACAGACCAGAGACACGCAAGATCGGCAGGCGTAAATCCCAGGACCATCCCAAACGAGCATCGAGCGAATTCCTGCTCAGCGGCCTGCTTTACTGTCAAAAATGCGGCAGTATCATGAATGGCCATGTCGTCCACTTTGGCGGTAAAAAGCGCAATGATTATTACGTCTGCACAGGCAAAAAAGCCAGAATGGAGTGCGACGCGCTCAGCCTGCCCAAAAAATACATTGAAGATATCGTCATCCAGAAATTGACCGAATACATTCAGGATCCTGAAATCCTGGTCAACCGTGAACAAGACAGAGCTTTGCTGTCAGCGTCAAAATCTGCTGAGCTGAAAGCGTCCATCAAGCTTAAGCAAAAAGAACTTCACGACAACCGGCGCCGTCTCAATAACCTGGTGGATAAAATTGCAGAAGAACCCAACGCCCCTGCATCCATCCTCGAAAGGATAAGGCTGCTAGAATCAGAGGTTCACCGGCTTGAACACGAGATCGATCTACTTGAAAGCCAGGCCACCAGCACACAGATCCACATGCGCACCCCTGCAGAGGTCAAAGAACTGTCAGATAAACTGCTCGATCTTCTTACCTCAGAAGACATGGCAGAAAAACACGCCATCCTCAAAATCTTTATCTACAGAGTAACAGCCGAAAGAGTTGACGACAGAATCATCGGGCAGGCATTTTTCAGGGATGAACTCATCCAGGAGGACGCTCCGCCAGGTATAAAAAAACTTATGCCTATATGAGCAACCTCCCCGGGGACACCTCATATAGGCATAAGATCGTATCCCTCCCCATCGATTACAACATCCATAAATAAAAAGAATCCCCGGATTTCTCAGGAGAATACTCCATACCGGGGATTGATCTAACAGCACCAAGAGCGCTGATGATCCCACAGAACTACCGTGCGCCGTTCTTAGGCGATTAAACCTTTCGATACACAATTACTGGTCCAACCTTGCCCTTAACTTTTATCTTTAGCATCAAACCTTCCTTCACCATCCTGTTGAGGCGGGTTCGGCAAGTGTGTTCTGAATAATTTGTTTTTGCCATCAGATCTTGCACTGAGATATCCCCTTCCTGTCGAAGTTCTGTAATGAATTCTTTGGCAATCTCATCCAAAAGGTCTTCACGTTCCTTGATTATTTGGTCAGTCATTGATCACCTCTGTTGTTCTTACATCTATCTTTTCATACAGCCGGTGATGCCGCAATATCTTTCCATTCTCAATTTCGACCACCACCATTCCATGCGTGATCGTGTTCGTACTGGATGTGGCCTGAATGGCATGATCGTTCAGCATGGAATAACTTGGCAAGACAAATAGCTCGCTCTTGAACCCGTTTTGTTCAAGTAATTCGTAAACTCCCTGGTGGTAATGCCCCCTCATCACCAGGTCGGGGGGGTGTTTCCCTCCTGAATTTCTTTCATCATCAGATCGCGCAAATAAAAACGCGCTGCGTTACCCGCAAGCCAATTACGGCTCCCAGGAAACGGACCGTGATGAGCATAGTCAGTGGTAACCCCGCCAAAATTTAATAAACCATGATACAAAGGCTTCACATCAACTTTAGGATTTCTATCCCGCAGCTTATCAGCCAGCGTCAATTCAAGTGATCCTTCGCCTGCATTATGCGCCTGTGTTCCGATTACCTGCCTGAACGCTTTCAATTTCTTATACGCAAAAACAGGGCGCATGTTATATTCAGCAATCACAGGCTGGTCAGAAAGCCTTGAACTGACCAAACCCTGCGGATACTTTACCCCGTGGCAGGCGTCGCCAAGGTCAAGCGCAAGCACATCAGCGCCGTCAGCGATATCGATTGCCTGCTGAACATGTCCGGTCCACAACTTCCACAGATAAACCTGGCTGGATGTCATGGATGGAATCCAGGGATAAGGATTCCCATTTTTATCTTGATCAAAGAGAAGTGTTTCAGGGTTCATAAGAGCCAGTTTGAATCCGCCGTGTTTGTCTGTAAAAATCCACTGCACTTTCCGCTTTGATTTCATTTACACCTGCTAAGCAACAAAGATAATCCCTCTTATCAGAGGGATTTTTTTATCAAACCTTCTTCAAATGATCCATCGCCAAATAACCTTGCTGGCCATACAACCGTTTCCAGCCGGTCTTGCTCCCAATACCCAAATCAACTGACTTCTCAACATTCACTGGCCAGCCAGACAAATAACTACCAACAATCTTTGAATTGGTCGTCGGCAAGGCACGCACGTTGAGCTCTCTTGTGTTGATAACATACTCAAGAAACTCGCCGGTCACATCAATCGGAGTCTCATCTTCAGGCTCTTCGACCGGTTTTTCATCCTCTGGCGTCACCACAACCACCACCGGCGCACCAAACAGATATTCATAATCCGCGGCAGTTCCCATGAACACATTCAGATCAAGTTGCTTAATTTTTGTGCCTAGATTAAGACCCTGAGCCACGCCGTCGCCGTAAATCTCACCGTGTGAGGCATACTGCCAGATCATGCACTTGCCGATCCAACCAGTAGCCGTCACCGCTTTTATCACGGATGCCACGGTCTGCGATTCGTTGTACCACGCTACCCACAAGGGACGGTCCTTGAACCAGGTATCAAACCAGCTCAGCAACCCGATGCTGCAATAGATACCGTTTTTCTTCTTATTGAGCTCATCCATACGCTCCAGGAAAGCTTTTGCAATGGTTTTTGCCCTGGTAGCCACACTTGATAAAACAGGAGCATATGCAGGGTTCCCGTTCTCAATATCAAGCCACACATAAACACTTGGGTCGTGCTTTTGAGCTGCAAAACAGGCGTCTGCCTGCATCCGGCCCCAGTCACGATCTGAGACATTATCCACACCCCAGCCCTTGATGTGGTTGGAGTAATAATCCATATACCAGTAAATCGAGCGGTTCACCTTGCCTTTAGACTCAGCCCAATTGCGTTTGAATTGGCTGTCGGTCACCCTGCCATACCCCCCACGGTGAATACAAAAATTATGAGTGATTACAGTCAGTTTTACCCAATCAATAGTGCCGTTGAACTGGCTGACATCGATCCCCCGAATTGCGAAACTACTGTATTTGAGTCCCATCATTTCACCTTCTTCGTCAGCTCATCGATCTGCTTTTGCTTGTCAGCAGTAAGCGTCTCACCCTTACGGATCACCACCGCTTCATCTGCCGGGGTTGCATCCACGGCTTTATTAAGCGCGAATACAATACCGTCAAGACTGCCGGCATCTCCGTCACGCAGGCTTCTGCCTGCAGCATCCAGCATATGCAGCACTTTGATCAACTTTGAAACATCCCCGGCCTGTTTCTGGCGCTGCTCAATCTCGGCCTGCAGCATGGCATAAGCGGTATAGATAAGTGAGATTACGACGTTGATCATTTTTCACCTCCGGTTAGTTTTTTGGTGGGTTCTTCTGATAGGCCCATAATCGCCACCAGGTTATCGACAGAAATTGACACACTTGGCTTTTCTTTGCCTGGTTCGGTGAACATTTCAAGGATTGCGGTCAGATTGCCGCCAACGTCGCGCTGGCCGAGCGCAAATTGTCGAGGCAATCGTTTTCCCCAATATGCTTCTTCCTCGGCCTCGAATTGCTCTTTGGTGTACTTTGGAATTGATTGCAGCATGGTGTAAAGCGTGTCACACTCCCGCAATTGCCCGGTTAGTCGAATGTTAATCTGCTCAATCTGGCGTTCCTTCTGCCCAATTTTGATCTTGATACGTTCGGCGTCAATGCAGGTTTTGCCTTTCAGCCCGGCTTGCAGTTCTTCGATGTCCAGTTCGGCCAGCCGCAGCTCGTCGGCCTGATTTGCCAGCTCGAACATCATTCCTTGAAGCTCGACAATGACTTGCTGGCGCTGGCGGCCGGGTAAATCGTGCTGGCCAACAACGAAGTGCCGGAGCGCAAAATTACTGCGCCCCTGGGATAGTTCCTGCATTTCATCCAGTAAGGAGCGCAGGTTTTCTTGCCGTGTTTTCAGTTCAATGGTTTGCATGAAATTTCTCCTGTTTTTAGTTACTTTATAGCGCGGCGTAAGAAGCCGAAGCAGAATAGACGTTTGCAGAATAATTTGAAATTGATGAATAGTTTCCTGTTGAAGAAGCCAGCTTATTGGCAGCTGCAGCCCCAGAAACGTACCCGTAAGCCACTCCATCAGTAACCTGTGATCCAGCAATAATGTCTCCAGCTGGTGAACTTGAATGATTCGCGTCTGTACCTGTTGAAAAAACCAGCTTTCGAGAATATACAGTTCCAGAACCGTTGTTATAAGACCGGTAACCTGCAGAAGCTGGAAATGCGATGTAACAATATCCGGCCGCAGCAGTTCCAAGTGCAGCAGCAGCTTGCACAGATAATGCGTCCGTGCTTTCTGTGATCCGGTCGCAAGTAACTGCCGTTTGCCCTGCTATGTAGCAATAGGTGCCGTCTGAAACACCGCCCTGGTATTCTCTTGGGCTCGTCAGTGCATTACTTGTTGATTCAGCGTCTGTTGAAAATGTGGTTTTATAATTTGCTGTTTGATTCGATCCGCCTGTGTCTGAACCTCCGGCTGTAAATCCTTTTGATGAAAAGTTCATGCCGCTGCGGAATTTTGCCCTTGCTGCAGCACCAGCAGTTAGTGTGGAAAATACCTCTGTTGAATAAGGCATTTTGTAACGCGCGTTGGATGATCCCCCGTCACTTGCTGCACTCCACCCGTGTGTAACATAAGCAGCCGTTGTCCCATAACTCATGCCATTTGCACGGCTCCTGGCAGCCGGAAGCGCAGCACCTGCAATAGTTGCCCAAGTCTCGGTTGCCATTGTAAATTTTTGGGATGTTGCCACAGAAGCGCCACCCCCAAAATTCCACCCGGATGTGCCGATGATCGCCTGCCGGAAGTTATCGACGAGCATTGCCTGAACCGTGCCGACCCCGGCACCCTTCGCGGTCAAAGCGATCGCAAACACTGCCGCTTCACGGTAATAGCTTCCAGCGGTCGCTTTCCCGGCAGTCGTGGATGTGATCAGAAACTGCCCGCGGGCAACGGCTGCCGCGTCGCAGTTGATCGTGCACACTATACCAGCACCCGTGTAAACAGGTCCAGATGCATCATTGTTTATAGATTCCTTAACCACACCCATCACCCGAATATCTTGCTGGTAAGCGGTTGTGGTAAAGGCAGAATCATTGGCGGTGTCAAAAACAACTACATCGCCTGCAGCTCTAGTTCCGCCAGATTTATTGGTAAGTAAAGATGTGTTCAATTTGAGAACATCTGAAGCAAGTATTTGTTCATTAGTAGCGATTGTCATGGCACCATCTCCACTTCATACAAAAAGATCAAATCACTTAATCCCGCTGAATTATCAAAAGACAGCAGATAATGGCTGAATAAGGTTCCAGAATTTGCTGTCGCTGTTGCATCCCCGCCATAGATACCGCCCTCTTTCAGGTTGTAGGTGCACAAAGCCGACAGAAAGTAGGTCTGCAAAATGACAGTGTTGCCGCTCGTGATCATGTAGGTAATTGGCCTGCGTGAAACCTCCGTGGTCAATTGAGTGTCAGTGGTTGCTGGTGCAGTCGTCCCTGTGCCGATGGCGTGATAGCTCAATGGGGATGAGTCGCCAATCATAAGGCTTGCCACCAGGCCAAGGCCATTATTGACCACCAGGTTATCCACTTTGATGCTTTGCCGGCACTTGCCGTAATGGAGAGCAAGACCAACCGCTTCATCAAGATTGCGACCTTTTTTCAGGTATCCATCAATCACACCAGGCTCAAAAGCCATCAGGGTGCATCTTCCCTTCATTCCACCCTGGTTTTTCTCATTGATCACCAATAATTTAGCCATAAACACCTTCCAATAAACGAGTTATCCCCATTTAGCAAAATCCCACTTGCAGCCGTCATCCCACTTGTAAACACCTTCGTGCGATGTGATCGAAGAAGAATCCTCAACGATTGAAACTTCTTCGGCCTGAAATAGTGAGATTTCAAGCCGTTCACCTGCAGTGAATGCCACTTCGCCGCTGCTCGATCGCTTCAAATTCAACAGCACCTTGACCAGGTCGTTATCAATTGCGCCGATGCTGACGGTTCCGACCATATACCCGCCTTCTGCAATCCTGTACCTCACTGACCTGATCAGAAAATCTCCGTTCAACCCGCGGTGCGGAAGATAAACATTTTGCGTTTGCCCAGCCTGCAGGCCGCTTCTGCGCACATCATATTCGGCTGTCTCGGTCTCATAGGCGTACCTGGCCAACTCGGTCATTCCGCGCATTCGACCTACCGCCAGATCAATGATCGTAGAGTCAGTTATCGATTTTTTGAACCACTTTCCAAAATACTGATAACTGGCATAGTTACGCACTTCAATGCGCACAGGCCGCTCAGATTGCCCATCAATCTCAATCCCGTTTGCCTGTGTTGGCCAATACAACTCTTGCTCAAGATAGGCTGTTAAGTCGTAATAAAGAACATCAGTGATAGCAGCCAAAGTTTCTGTGTTGCCGTTTTTGACCGTCAGGGTCGTCCACACCGGCATATTCACCCTGGTGCTGGTGGAGTTGTGCGCAGTCCCAGACCAGGCGTAACCAGTGCCAAGTGTTCCATCACAATAAGCGGTTGGCCAGGCGATCTTCTCGGCCTGAACGCCGTCAAAATAAACGATCATTGCCGAATCAACGGCATTGTTTCTCAGCTCGACCCGCACAGTCATTGATGCCGCGGATGTATTGATGTAGGTGCACGCGAGCTGTTCCCAGGTGCTTGTTTTTCGGTTTGCAAGCTCTTTCAACACCACCGAGTTGCCCACGTCATAGATCACCAGGCTGGCCATGGCAAGAGTGTTAGTCCAGCACATAGTTTGAACGCTCAGCGGTTCACCTGGTGAAAGTGTAATGTTCGCACCTCTCAACATTGAGAGCGCCGTTCCGGCTGTGATCTTTGCGGATTTTACGCCCTTCGAATATTTCGATGAGTCTTGCGCCCAGGCTGCAGATGCACCCGCCTGGTACTGTGACCATCCATCAGTTATATTGGTCTCAAAAGACGGATTCACCAGCAGATTTGTGGTCGCCCCGCCGTCATTTCGCCGCACAACGATCTTGTTCTCGCCGTTCCAGGGTGCCAGGCGGTCTGTTAGCTGCAATGTCCTGCCATATCCATTCTTGGTGTATTGAAAGGTATCATTGCCCCCCAGCGCATTGCCGCCGATTACCTCGATGATATTGACCACCCCTGCAGCATCCTCATTCACTTTTACATTTTCAACGCATTCCCTGGTTGTATCAGCAGGGTTTGAAGTCACGTTGAAGGGCGCAAGATAGTTCTCTGTTGAAAAATAGTGCAGCTTTTTGTCAGAATCAACCCGCCAAAAGCCACCAGTTTGATCCACAAGCCAGGTCAAAATATCACGCACAGACTTCCGGTTGAAAATTACCCGGTCAATGGTCTGGATGACATTCACATAGGTCACGGCGTCATATTCAGAGAGATCAGAACTTCCGGCAAAGATTGATGCAATGATCGCTTTGTCTGTTTGACCAATATACTCACCTGAGATCAGTACCTTTTCAAAATAAGCGCTGTAATCAGCAAACTGACAGGCATAATCATTATCTGCAGCGTTTTCAGAAGGTGCCTTATCCTTGGTCAGAAGATAGCCGCCAAAAGCTTTGTCAGCATCGTTATAGATGATCAACTCTTTCCAGCCGCGCAAAATCGATGATGTCAGCTCACCAACCCGCTTGATGGTCAGGCTTGCCGTGTCCAGTTCATCATTCAAGCCGCTGTTGATCTCAAATGGAGTTCCTTTCACATCAACGTGATCAGTAATATCCACGCCGTCAAGCACAAACTGCACATCGAAGCGATCCAACGTCACTTGAACCTCCCCACGCTCTGGATGTTCAGCCGGCGCACCACTTCGTCAGCCACCCGTTTGGGGTCGCCGGCACCGTTGATAGTAAAAAAATTGTATACTGTATTTCCACCTAATAACTGTTGAGTCTGCTCATTGTTATGCACAAAGGACCCGGAAGGAAGATCTACCAGCTCAATACCTTCTTCACCAACGACAGTCAAGCCAGAACCCCACCCGCCGCGTGCCATCCATTTCACCTGCCCTGCTGAGTTGATGTATTTATACCGATTTGTTTTCGAGTTATACGGTTGTCCGGCATATTCCAATATCCCCGTGTTAGTCCAACCAGTACTGGATCCTGTACTGGATCCTGTGGAAGGTGACGGAGTTGGAATTGATGCAGGAGCTAACGTTGATGAACTGTTTACAACAAAGTTCCAGGCATAAGTTCCCGCAGTGCTGATTACTCTTGCCAAAGCTTCCTGATATTCTTTTGTTTTTTCAATGGGATCTATCAATCCATTTGCATTTGTATCGTAGGTTTCAGTGAGTTTATCGATAGCAGTCAATGCGCGATAAGTATTCTCGTTCAACAACCCCATTTGCCGCGCAAGCTCAAGCTGACTCTGATAATCAAGATGAGCGGCAATTTGATTAAAGATCATCTCTTTGGTCAGTTCTTTGAAAAAAGTGGTTACTTTTGGAAGTTCTTCGCCTAAACCACCCTCTTCTTCTCCCAATTGATTTTTCAATGCACCAAGAGCAGCTTCAGCTTCTCCTGCTGGCGTCACCATACCAGCCATTTGAGTTTTCAAACGTGCAATTTGATCTGCTGACATACCACCAGCAACCCCTAAACTGCCAAGCAACTTGTCAGGTTTTTGTTCTGAAAACCAATCAGGAAATTTTGCCAAGTCTGTCAGGAATTCTGTCCAAATGGGAATTACGTTTGTTGCCCAAGCAACAGAGAACTTGAGACCGGCATCAGCCATATTGTCTTGAGCAATTCGATATTCTTTGGCTTGTTTAATTGCTTTATCGGTAATAATGAGGGCGCTATCAACATTCTTCAATGCTGTAACAACACCTGCACCACCCTCCGCAAACATCTTGGCCATTACTCGGCCTTCACGCCCAAAGTTCTTTACAAGCCAAGTATTTTGTTCAACACCTGGCTTGAGTGACTTAAACGTGTCTGCCATTTTGATAATTGAATCTGTGGATACATCGATCCCTTGTTTTGACGCAAATCCAAGAGATTTGTATAACTGATCAAAAGTGACACGCATATCATCAGCAGCTTCTTTCATTCTGCTGGTTGCTTCAGCGCTCTCACCTGTCACTACCATCAACTTTTCTGTTTCTTCAGCTAAAACAACGGTTTTATCAATCGCTTTTTGAGTAAAATCTGCAAGTTTTCCAACGGCAGCGCCTACCATTGCCCAGGCAGTAAGAGAGCTCAAGTTGATCCCGGTCAGTTCCTTGAACTGGGTTTTCATCTTGACCAGATTATTGATGGCTTCCTTATCCCCTCCGCCACGCTTAACCGTATTGATAATGATGTTCAGAATCGAATCAGACATATTTCACCGATAACTTGCAACCAATAAATGATCTTCTTTGCGACCTTAGTGTCTTTGCAACAGGCCGCTTTTATTTCGATACCCTTGCCTGGCTCTCCACTCATCCTGCTTTTTGCTTTGCGTGACAGCGAGCGTCTGATAATCAGGCAGTTCATCCACAATTGAGCAGATCACTTCTTTCCATTCGTCGTACTTCTCGTCGTCCAAATCCCAGGGGCCAATCCCGCATCCCAAAAACTGATTGATCTTCTTTGCGATAATTGCTTTCACCAGCCTTTGGTCACACGTCTGACCCGTTCTTGCCATGTCAAAAATGGCTCCGCTCAGGCTTTTTTTTTGCCTTCACGGTGTTCGCGGATCATGGCGAATATCTTGTTCTTCAGCCATGGCCAGAAGTTTGGGTCAGTTTCAAACGTTTCAGATTCCAAACGCTTGAGATCAGCCTCACTTAACCGGGTTTGTGGTCTACCCTGGCTGAGCAGTTCTGAAAACAGCTCTCTGATCCGCGTCTCAATGTTTACAGACGATTTTTCATTGAACTTCTTGCTCAGCCAGTTCTGTTTTTTCTTCAGAGCGCGTCCTACCAGGTCAAAAATACCCTGTGTCAGGTCGCTGATCTCCTTCAGCATTTCTGTTGGTGGGTTCACCCACACCTCGAGCACATTACCCTTCATTTCAGGCATATACTCGCCAAGGTCTAACGTTCTCACCGCTTTTGGAATATCAATATTCATACATCACCCATTATTTGTAGGGGCACGGCGTGCCGTGCCCGTTCACTAGATCGTCGCCAAATTGGTGGTGCAGTAGGCTTTCAACATCGCCGTTCCAGTAACCGCATAGACACCTTCCAGCATCACTGTGGTCAGAGAGGTTTCTTTATCCTTTGAAGCACCAGGAATCACTTCCATCACGGCGCACGAGAACTGAATATCCACAGAATGCTTGTCGCCGGTTCCGATGGCGTCGCCTTCAAGTAAAACCTTCACGAACTTCAAGTCACCGGTGGCGTCAAATAACGCAATCGCATCAGATCCATTTACAAGTGTCAGCGTGCATAACACAGCAAACTTACCTTCGCCGATCGTAGTGAACACCAGCCCGTTGCCGTTGAATTCAGGATATGCACCGTTCAAAATCTCAAGCTCAACCTGGCGCAATATGCCTGTTTTTTCAGTGTTGCCGATGGTCGCCCAGCTTGAATCAACATAAATCTTGGCCAGCAAGCTGTTTAATTCACTGACAGTTGGCACTGCAACAGAGGCGGTGAATGTGGTTTTTGTGTTTTGTCTTGCAAAGAAACCGGCTTCTAGCTTGACAACAGCATCGCTGTTATCCTGTGGCAAAGTGATTGTCATCATCATTCGGTCAAGCGTGAGGTATTCAATCTCAAACGCCTGCACAGAGTCGCCCAATTCCACTGTGGAAGAATCCAGGGTGTTTGAAGCGGTCAATGATGGCTCAAAGGTCCACAAATAGTCATTTTGCAATGCGGTTTGCATGGATGGTGTAATTCCACCCTTGATCAAGTGAGAAAACAGCCACGGAAACACCTGGTAATATGCACGCGGAACGTTCAGCGTGCCCTGCACCAGCTTGCCGGAGGTTTCAACGGCGCGATATCCGTTGACTTTCAACCCAATATCATCAGCAGGAACAATAGGCCGATGATCCGGCACAAAATCGATCGTTGCCTCACCCACAAAACGGGTATCCGCTGCCACTGCAGTTCCATGTGCCGCCGGATTCTCAACACCAAATTGCAACTGTTCTAACGCCATTTCAACCTCCATAAAAACTGATAAAGATTTTCTTTGCGATCTCTGCGCCTTTGCGAGAGGCTGCTTTTGACCTTATACCGATATGGTGTACTTCCCTGTATGGCTTTCCTGCACTTCCCAGGGAACCTGAATACCAAAATGATCCTTTTCTCCACCCCAGGTCAATTCAACGATCTCAATTGATCCGGTTCTTACAAGGTGAAAATCAGTCACCTTTCCGCCAAGGGTAAGATGGGCTGCCGCCGCTGCCACAATCCTGTCTGGGAACTTCATGCAAAACGACATATTTGACCGAAGCAGATCAAGTGTCAAATGAAATTCAGTCACACCGGCATACACACCGGTCGCACTTCCACCACGAGAATAAGCTTCATCATTCTTTTTGACAAAAGTGATCGCGCAGGGTGCCTTTGTGACGCTTTCTGGTATCTCTTTCAGCAGATAACTTTTGACACGTTTATGGTCCACTTCAATGGAACCCCAAATTTTGGCAATATCATCAAACCAATACTCGATACCGTAATTCATCCTTACCTCACCCTCAGCGCTTCAACCACTTTTTGAATGGCATTGCTCAGAAAGACCAACACCTGGCCTCGCTTTTCTTCCATCACCGGTCGTGCGATATCCTCACCCTTGATACCCTTCTGCTGGATCGACCGCGCCACACCAAAAGCCTTGATCCGCGCTTCTTTACCAGAAACGTTGAACTTCTGACTAACCCAGTCCACAAAACGATCAGAAACATACACCGGCGGCATATCCGCCCCAGCAGCACGGCCTGTCTGCATAAACCTGAAGATATGTGCCTGATTCTTTGATGGACCCGTAATACCCGTTACTGATCCATCCATCACACCCTTTTTCACCTTGCTGCTTATACTTTTTGCCGTGGATCCTGAAAACTTCTTGACCCTCGGAACCTCCGCCGATTTCATCACAGCATTGCCTTGCTTGATGGCTGTGGTCAAATGTTTCTGCAGTTCATCCGGCAGCTTGCCAAGAAGAGCAAGCTGTGCCTCCACGTCAGAAGACGTGATCTGCATATCAACATCAGCCACACCAAGCTTAGTCGCCAACGTTGAACTCCTGAAGCGCTTTCTCTATCTGTCCAGGCGGAATCTCGATCATATATTTACCGCTTCCAAACTCGCTGTTGCCGCTCGACCCTGAGAATGCAGTTTCAGCATTCATACGCATCATGCTGGCCAGCTTGATCGCATAATGATTAATAATTTCTGGTACAACATAGCGGCTGAGCGCTTTATTGCTATGGCTGGCTGCTGTTGTTCCGTTGACGCCTCTCGTTACGCCAAAAGTGCGGTAAACACGAATCGCGCTGTCATCTGTATGGCTCGTGTCAGAGGTTCCATTCCATCCACGCACCACACCCAGCACATTACCGCCTATTTTCTGGATATACACATCCTCAATATCGATCTGGATGACTTCACCTTCGTGGAATTCAGCGCCATTATCCACCGTGATCGTTGAATCGCCTTGCGCAATCGCACCATTCACCTTGGATGTCGCCGTGGTCCCTGCCATTGCGCCAGGGCTTCCACCGCCAGAAATAACGTATTCTTGTTCATCTTCGATCTTTAGTACCATCCCTGGGCTCAACAACGCACCGTTGGTGACCACAAGTGTCGTTTCACTTGCCGTCGATTGCGTTGCACTCAAACCCAAAGTGGTGGTCAGATCATATAAACCCCACACACCAGCGATTTCGATAGGAATATCATCGCTGCACGGCCATGAATAACCCTCAAGCTCAATCCCGATATATGGACCGTTTTCCCACATCCGGTTGCTTGGAACAAACCGGTAATTGTCAGTTGAAATAGTCTCGCTGTTGATCTTCAAAGAGGTAATGCTCAACAGCGCAGGAACATATAAGATTTCAGATCGTTTGTTGTTATCGATATAAAACGTTTTGGTGGTGATCAGTGGGATGAAATTCCCACCTTTGCGCATAAATGCATCAGAGGCGGCCTGGATGCACTTCATAACGTCTGACCGGCCAACAAACCCGCCCAAATCCAATACGTCAATCAAATCCTTGGCCGAACACAACGTCTGCGCAATATCCATCTCTACCTCTTTTGCAGTTCCCTGGAAGGGTTTCCCCTCCCAGGGACAAAATCCGATAAAACGTAAAACTATCCGAGCAAAATTGCCATGGCTTCGGGTTTGACAGCCTTCACGCCCCAGGCCAGGCCAACTTCGTAGGCAATACGGCGGCGTTGGCGATACATGGCCACCTGGAAGGAAATGCCAGTGATGGGATCAGTAACGACAGTAACGTCATCAGCAGAATCACCACCAGCGGGCATGGCAGGAATTCTCATCAGCAAGTGAATTGCGCTCTTGCTGAATGCCATATTGGCAGTATAAGAATTACCAATTGTCAGATCGTCATTGTTGACCCAGGCAACCTTCAAGCCAGGATTTTGCAAAACGATATCAGTATCAACACCGGTGGTACCTGTGCCGCCAGTTTTGACGACATATTTATTGGTGTCGCGACCGGTCTTGACGTTGGTGATGACATCACCCGCTTTGATCGCACCCAAACCTGTGTCAAGGTGAATCGCAGTCAACCCAGCAGCGTAACCGGCGGTCAGATCTACTTTGAAACCTGTGCCAGCACCTTTGGTATGGCTTGCTACCTGTGCGCTCTCACGAACAGCAAAGCCATGTAAATCCTGCAAAACACCACGTCGCAGCATGGCTTCGTTGCCAGATTCGTTGACCTTGTAGAGCTCAACAAGTGTGCGCAGCGCGGCACCTGCCGTAGTATCAACGACCAATTGCAGGTCGCTCATCGGAGCGCCATTGTCTTTTAAGATCTTGTGAAGTTGAGCGGTAAACGCCACTTTATTTGTGCTGTCAAACGGTGTGGTTCCACCACTTCCATAAGCACGGCTGGCATTCACATAAAGTGCGGCAAGATCGGCTTCAACTTCGTTCACCAGGCTGCGCATACACTGCGCAAATTGATCAGCCAAAATCTTGTTATACAGCCCGCCGATCCCAACCTGCTCTTCTGCTTCCCAGAAGAAAGTTGAGCTTTTAACCTTGCTGATAGACATTGTGGCAGGTGCCACAGTCTGAGCCGTGGGATCAGGACCAGTGGCTGCAGCAGCGATATCTGCAGTAGTATTCGCAGCAGATGTCACAGGATAAGTGATGGTCTGGTTTTTTGCGGCAGCTTCACCAGATGCGTCCATCGTCACGGCTGGGATAAAGCCGGTCGCTTCGCGCAAAACAGTGTCGGCTGCGGTGAAAATGGTTGGGATAAGTCCCGTAAGTGTGTTTGACATTTTTTTACCTCCAAAAGGTCAAAAATTGAACGAACCAATAAGATAAGACTTATTCGTCTTTTAAACTGCCGCCGGTTTTGATAAACTTGGCCCGATCATCCAGGCTCAGCTTGTCATATTCCTGACGGGTAAGCACAGATGCTTGAGATGAACCATCACCCTGGCTATCTTCAGCATTCGACACAGGCACATAGTTCTTTGCTATGTCGTTCGGTCGATCAGCTTTCTGACGAAGTTCATAAAGCTTTGAAACTTCATCCAGCTTTGAGACCGCAGCATCAAGCTCTGGCTGAAGTTCAAGCGCCTTGAGCTTCCCCTCGTCTGATCCGTCAGCCATGGCCGTGTCGATATCATGTGCGATTCGATCAACCTCAGCCTGTGCTGAATTGACAGCGTCGAAATAGGGTTTCAAATCAGTTGCCATTTGTGTTACTCCTTTCCCAATAATTTGGATATTCTTTCGCGCAGTGTAGCCACTTCGCGTTCTTGTTCAACCGTCAGTTTGCTGGTCGTTACCTCTAACGGACTGATACCACTTTCAAAGACTTCATCTTCCAGGCATGAGAGCTTTGCTTCCATCAACGCGCCTGTGATCCCAGTTCCTGCCACTGCAGGCACATTCACCGCAGACAATTCTTTACCTTGCGGGTTCACAAACGTGATCACGCATGTCTTTACATCATCGCCAACGTTATATTTTCTACCTGGCCAGTGGCTGCAGTCGCGGCTGAAGAAAGACGCGCCGCAGATTGAGCACAATGCATCTTCATAAAACCAACCAATAGAAAACCGATCCATCTTGCCTTCGATGTAATCGATCATCCCGCGCCGTGTGGTCAAGCGCACATCGGCCACAACCCAACCATCAACCAGCGATGCAGAGACCAGTGTTCCGTCTCTGGCGTCGATTTCATATGTGTTGTGATCTCGAAGGTATGGTTGTCCTTCAAAAGATTCAGCAAAATGCTTCATATCCTCATCTTTGAATCGATAGGGGTTACGGTTCTGACTGGCCTGACTAAACACCTGAGCCCTGAAATCAAGGTGATCGATCTCTCCGTTTTCAATCTTTGGCAGCATCTCCGCCCTGGGCGGCAGTTCAAGGGTGTTGACCGTCGGCAGTGAAAACAACACAGGCAGCAGTTCTTTTTGTTTATTTTTGTCCATTGTTTCCTCCAATTGGCATAATATTTCCAGCCATATAATGCTGATCACCTTCGTCGTAAGCGCTCATGTCGTTCTTTTCACGCGCTTCATTTGGGGTCATCATTCCATTTTGAATTTGAATCGCCATGGCTTCTGACCTTGCTTTGCTATCCATTCGCAATAATGCTTCACGAATAAACTTGAAATAGGTATTCGGTTGTTCTCCCATTGATAACCACTTGATTCTTGCAGCCTCTTCCCACGGCACAAGGTAAGCATCCAGGGTACCCTGCAAATATTCGATATATTTCTGCTCATTCGAGTTGTACGCTTCCTTGCCGCGGTTCAGCATATGTTCCGGCAGCCCAAAGAAGTTACAAATCTGGCGTTCAGTGGCATCAATGCTTTCGAGAAACTGAGCATCCTTGAGTTGGATGTCAATTGGCTTAAATTCAGTGATATTGTTGTCAAAAATGGCCAGCCGATATATGTTTTCAGATCCGCTCATTTGCTCTTCAAAAGCTTGCCGCACCTTTTTTCTGGCTTCAGGATCCTTTATTTCGCCGTCAACTTTCAGATAACCGGCTGGCATAAACCCCTGTGAAAAGAACTTGGCT